CTTCAATATTTACATCATCATCTACTTGAACATCCATATTTTCAATGATCTTAAGATCATGAATACCTACCTCATATAATTTATCTACAAACTTAGATAACCTATCAGGTGAGGACTTCTCTACGATAATCTTCACATAAGAATCCTTAAACTTATTAGGATTAAAGAGCTTCTTCTTATCTTCATTGTAATAAACTTTATTGAACATAGTAAATGGGTTGTCCACCAACTCCACTTCATGGGTATCTAAATCAAAGATACCAAAGCCTCTTGTCTCCCCTTCATCATTCCAATACAACTGATAAGGGTTACCAAGATAAGTAATGTTACCTCTTGTATCCCTCTTATGAAAGTGCCCGGAGAAAACCATTTCAAACCTGGAGAACTGGCCAGGATCTGTGCCATGCTGGCACTGATAGTTTTGATTTGCATAAAAGCCAGCGAGTTCTAAATGACCCATTGCTAATTTGGCTTTAGTATCATTCCTCTCTTCCATAAAGAGTTCAGCACTCCCTTCACACAACCAAGGAACAAAGAATACCTTCTCCCCTTTGATGGTTAGTGTCTGAGGGGCATCTATGATAGTGACGTTATCATACTCAGTCAGGTTCATACCTGAGTTAAGTCTCAGTGAGGTCTTATAAAAGATATCATGATTACCAACAATAATGTATACTTTAATACCTCGTTCCTGGAGAGGATTAAAGAACACTCTTTTAGCCCATTGAAGGCTCCAGTAATCAATCCCTTTGCGAACATCAAAGGTGTCCCCAAGGTGTATGACGGTATCGATGCCATGTTCGTCTAGTGCCGGAAAGAAAACTTCATTGTAAAACTTCTCAAAATAATCATGAAATACCTGACTACCCTTACGGACTCCGAAGTGAGTGTCCGTTATAAGAGCAACCTTACGCTCTCCCATATTGTTGTAGATACATTACATCCTCATTATAGTCGTATTCTTCCTTTTTGTATAGCCAACCATCCTTGTCTACACCATGCCCCTCAGGGATAGGCATACACTTCTTCTTATCAGTACAGAAGTACTCACCCTTACCACACTTAGTCTCCTCCACCTGTTGCTCAAAGTCAGGAACCTGCTGAGCCATAGGAGTTCTCATATCATCAGGTGTTACCTGATCTGTCGCCTTCTCAATCTCAGCATCTATTGCCAAGATAGATTTAAAATCAGCATTCTTATCCATCTTAACCCCATTCTTAGCACCATCATCCTGCACCCTACCCAAGGTGGATGCTAACTTCTTCTTATGTTCTACGTCTCCTAAGTCAACTTCACCATGAATCTCCTGATGGGCATCTTCAGGAGACATCCCACTCTTACGTAACTTATCTACTTCCTGTCTCTGTTGAATAATAGGATGCTCAAAATTTCCTCTCTGAGGAGTGCCCATCATATCAGCATCAGGCTCCTGCAGATCAGGCTTATCCATCACACTCATCATACTCATCTCATTTTCATAGAGATCATATAGCTGTTGAAGAGGATCCATTCTAATAACCTTTAATAGTATTAGGTCTTATTAAAGGTTATTAGATTTCCTTTGAATAAGGTATATACTTTAATAAGACCTATATGGTTATTTATTCCCTTTCCTTCTCTGATCAACACTATCCTTAATAGAGTTGTACTCCGAGCTATTTCCTAACTGGTCACCTTCAAAGAACTCTTCAAAACCTGACTTAGAAATAATCTTATCACAGATATCAATCTGTCTCTTCTCCTTACCAATACGTCTAATAAATGCGTACCAACATACCTGTGTGAAATAAGAGAATGGATTCTTGGACTTCTCTGGATCAAAGTTACCACAATATACTACACAGTTCTCCACTGCATCCATCACCATATCCTGGCGGTACATGTAGTTGGAAAAGTTGGGTCTCATTGATAGGTGCTCTGCAATATCAAGGAAACACTTACCAATATAACGAGGGATAATAGGTCGAGGTTGTTCATCCAACTTTGCGGCATCACACTTACTTCTATATTCCACCAGAGCAGCATAGAATTCTTTATTATCAATAAAGTTATTCTTCTTACGCTTCTTTGGAGCTGGGGTGGTAGTCATAAGTTTTATTATTCTTGACTATATTATAGAACAAATATTCTAATCCGTCAAGTCTCCTTCTTATCGTCCTCGAACAGCCTCTCCAATCTACCTCTCCACTGGTCAATCTTACCAACATAACCAGTATTATTAGGAGAATCCACCTTCTTTCTGATAGGACAAGCCATCCTGGCAGCAATCAAAGCTTTCTTATAGAAATCTACACCAAACTTATCCAACTCAGACATAGAAATCACATGGTCCTTAAACACTATAGCCATATCTTCACTGGAATATAACAACCATTTCTTAGGAATCAACCCACTCATTATAATTCCTTTCTCAGTATCTACGTGACTATTCTCCTGAACTATAATTGGATTATTCAATACAAAGAAGTGTTTACCATTCTCTTGAGAAGGCATAATTTCAGACAACACTTCCTCACCTGTGGACATTTTTATTGTGGCAAAGAAGTTCTCGTTCATAAATCAAATACTCCTACGCCTGTATTTAGGGGAAGCTCTGTCACTCTATACTCAAAGTCCTCATCCACGTAGAATCTCATCCTTTCTGCTAAGTGATTTAATGTAAAGTTATTCCTGCTACCCTGGTCCCTATAATCGTCAGCTATATCATAGAGTAGGACTGAGTTCTTGCCTTTAGCTTTCCTTAACCCTCTACCTATAGATTGTAACACTCTGATTCTAGATTTAGAAGGTGAGGCAAACACTACATGATGAAGATTCTTAATATTTACACCAGTAGACATAGTACCATAGGAACCTAAGATGATATTATTATTTGATACTTCTGCTATTCTTCTTACCTCCTCTCTTGCTACCACATCTACTCCACCATGAATAAGATGAACAGGTCTATCAGTGGAGGCTTGTATAATATCAGCCAATGGAATACCATGTCCCTCTACTCTGGTGAATAAGACTAATACATTACCCTTCAAATCACATGCCAGTTTAGAAATAAATCTATTCCTATCTCTCATCTCTCCAATGTATTCTATCTCATCATTGTAGGTAGCAAATGAACGAGGAGGATGCTTGAGTATAATAATCTCCACCTTTAACTGAGCAAGGAAGCCCTTCTCCATCAAATCAGAGGAGGTAGTTGTCTGATAGACTGGGCCGAACATACCTTCTAAGATTAACTTATTAACATTCTTCCCATCCAAAGTACCAGTGAATCCATATCTCCACTTAGCATCAGGACACTTCTTCATGATACCCTGTAAGGTTTTGGCTTTAAAGTTATGACACTCATCTCCTATGATACAATCAAACTTTCTATACCATCCCTTAGGTAATCCATAGATAGATTGCCAAGTTGACACAGTAACTGGTGCTTTAGAATCTAACGAATGTCCCTGATATATCTTATGAACATTATCAGGATCCCATCCATAGTCTATAAAATCCTTAGCCATCTGCTCAACCAATGACTTGGTTGGAACAACAATCAAAGTGTTACCCTTAATAGACTTAAGATACCTAGCAATGGTATAAATCATCAGTGATTTACCAGAACCTGTTGGTGATACAATAGTCTTTCTGTATTCTTTCAGTGCATGAAAGACTGTTTCAACCTGATATTCCCTTGGCTTAACTGCGGATATCTTATCCATAAAGAGTTCTACACCCTCATAGAATACTCTATCATCTACCTGATAAGGAACACCATAATAGGTATTGTTTTCAAAATCCCATGAATAGTTATGCTTATCTAACCACTTACAAAGTCTATAGGTTAGTCCAGCAGGAAGAGTCTGTTTAGTGACACTACACAGACGTATCTTTCCATCCCAATACTTCTTTCTATATGCAGGAGCAAAGGATGCTCCCTCTACATCAAAGGAAAATGCTTCCTGCAACTCATATAATACATGCTGATCGCAATTTAAATGAACATCTAGTTCATTCTTCTTGCTTATTACTACATCCGTCATCTACTACCTCAATGTGTGATAATTTACCAATATTCGTTTGCCATATGTACCTTGCCTCATCATAAGACTCCACTGTGATACCAACACCCTGCTTGTGATGCACCTTATAGTGGTGCCTGTCATAGGGTTCTTCACTTGTGGATGAAAAAGTTTTCATCTCTTATAGGGTAATGGCCAGAGCAGGTGCATTCCCCAGACCAATAAAAAGGTAAAGAAGAAAACGTATAGTATTGGGACCATTAGACTCCTCCCACAAAGGTGCGCCATTGAATACAGTTCTTTATATTATAAGACATTTGATGCACTTGTTTAAGTATCTCGTTAAGAACTCCTAACACTGTCTCATAATACTCTAGTTTCATTTCAACGTTAACAATATCCTTATCTACTTGTACCCAATGAATAACATCAGACTTGATTACCTTGTGAGGAAAGGGTTGTGCCTCATACTCTTCAGGTGCTGCCTTGCCAGAGTAGTACAACCACTTGGAGTGTTGTAGTTTCTTTAACTCTTGTGCTTTCTTTTTATAATAAGAATTGAAACATTTTCTTTATTCAGAAAATAATTTATTGATTTAAGGAATTTATCCTTTTTTTTAATTTCATTTTTACAATCAAAGTGTGCTGATTGTTCTCGGGCATGTACTCCAGCGTCTAAACGGCCCGCACCATAAATCGTTATTTTTTCTTTTAAAAGCTTTGAAATTTTTTCCTGAATTAATCCTTGAACTGTCTTGCCTTTGGTTTGAACTTGCCAGCCTCTAAAATTAGAGCCCACATACTCAATGAGTATTTGATACCTAAACATTAGCTATTATTGAACCTTTTTTGATTTGAGATCCTAAAATAAAT